TCAACAAAGCACGACAATATCGCCAGCCGCCACACGCTCTGACAGAGATGTCAGCTTGCCGATCCCCTCCTGCAGAAATCGGCTGAGCTGCTCGATGCACTCGCGCTGGTCATCAGTGAGGCTGAACTCAGCCTCCATGCTTTCCATCAGGTCAAGGCAACACTGGTTGAGGAACCCCACCTCCAGTAACTCCGCCCGGAGCCTACGCCGCAACATCTCGTCCATACCAACATCCCTATCTACTCCGCATATCAGACTGTCGGAACGTGGCAAAAACGCGAACCTCGTCACAACTACCTATTCGGGTAGTGGACCAGGCAACGGGAAGCGGGCCTTGATCTCCTCGACCTTGGCGACCCAGGCAGAGTAGTCCGGTTCCACGCCGGCCTTGATAGCGTCGAACTCGGCCTCGGTCTTGAGCGGGTCACTCTCCAGGCGGTAGGCATTTGCCCGAGCCACGGCCGCGGCATCGTACTCAGCCTGCCAGCGTCCTTGCGCCTGCTGTTCAGCGGTCTTTACCTGGCTCCAGTCGATCATCGCGGTAACTCCACGGGTCCATCGGTATCGATCAGCAACGGTTCAGGGAAGCGAGCGGCGGCACTTGCATCATCAGCCAGCGGGAACCGCAGGCTCAGTTCCAGCCGGTCGGCACGTCGCACTGCGGGACCAGCGAACCACTCCGACCCGATAGCCTCGGCCGGCAGTTCACCACCGTCCGGGAGCGGTGTGAAGTCGAACACCTGGCCGTTCACGGTGAGTACATCGCCAGCCCTGCTCAGCGACAGGCGCTCGTCGCTGCCTGGCAGTGGTGCGTACGGTGACAACTTGATGATCATCAGAACCACCTCCCGATGGCGACGACCCTGTTATTCCTAGTCTGAGCGCCTGACGTGAATGATGCCGACGATATGCAGAAGAACCCCACCCCAGCCGTACCCGCGGATGGATTGAAGTAGGTCGCTCCCTGGTTTCTCGCCGACACGCCAGAGTCATAGTCTCCACCAGCACCAGAAGCGGAGACAGCCCCAGCGATGGGGTACGAGGAACTAAAGCTCGCCGGATACGACCAGTTCGCACCGACTGATGAGACCCCAGCGGTGAATGTGAGAGTGTTCGTCCAACAAATCTGCGTCCCATCCGCGAACCGCACATACTCCCCGTTCGCGTTACTCCCGCGCTCAATAATCGCACCAGACGGTATGCCGCTCGCCTGAGAGACTGCGCCGAGAATGCTGTCTCGCGAGTACAAAGCCCCAGTTGAACCCAGGGCAGGTCTAACTGCAGCACTCCCAAGCCCAAGGGACGTGCGCGCACCAGCGGCGGTTGCAGCTCCTGTTCCGCCGAGTGCTACCGGCACCGTGTCGCCGTCGGCGAACTCGCGGAGACTGCCGTAGCCGTTGCCGTCGGCCTGGAGTTTCGTCGGGCGTATATCAGCCATTGAACAGCACCTGGATGTTGAGTTGAGCGCCGGCGGCGGTGTACGCCGGCAATTGGCCGTCTGGGTTCATGGCGAGCCGCAACATAGAGCCGTCGGCGAGATACCCAGGAACAGCCGCGGGGATGCGGACGTTCATCGGGTATGCCACCACGACGCCCGCGCCGTTGGTCACGAACTGGTCGTATCCGGTGCTGCGCCGGACGAAGTAGATCGCGTTCGGCTCCAGCGCGGCAGGCAGTTGCGCGACGACCTTGTGGGTCTGGAGGACGGCCATTTACCAGGCCGCCCCGTTCCACTCCGCCGGAATCGGCTGCCCGCCGAACCGAACCAGGCCGCCGTCTTCGCTGAACTTGTCGAGCGTCGACTTGTTCGCGTGCGTGTGCGCCTGGGAAACCGCAGTGTCGATTTGCGCTGGCGTCGACGTCGGGCGCCCGTTGATCGCGTCCCAGTTGAGCTCGACGTCCATCGACTCATACTCGGCCACCTTCAGCCACGCGCTGGTCGCCGGGTTCCATGCGTACAGCGCAGCGCCGGATTCGACTGTCGGGTCGGCGGAAGCGTCTTGAACCAGAACGAAGATCGCCGACTCCGGCTCCAGAGCGTCGCGCGCGGCGATATCCGCAACGAACAGGATCGGCGCGCCGGTTCCGGGTAGGCTGGACAGCGCCTCGTTGATCAGCGCGTTGATCATCGCGCTGTTACCGATCGAGCGCGCCACTCCGGCGCTGTTCGTCAGGTAGGACTCCGAGTAGCTGCCGTTCTCGACGAAGTAGAACGAATCGGGTTCCAGCGTACCCGGCAGGGTCGCCACTTTGAAAAATCGAATCTGGGCCATTTCATCACCAATCAGTCGCGCCCCATTGGGCACCGTCTACGCCATCCCTCCCGGGAGGCCCTTGGTCACCCGCAACAACCACAAGCACATCGGCCGGCGGCGTCACGGTGACTGCGTATTCCTGCATCTCGCTGAGCACAAGCGGCTCGCAATCAACCTCGATCGCCAGCGCCCAGGGCTCGGCGGTGTCATCCATCGCACCCTCCCCCACGGCTCACAGTGATCGGTCCGCTGTAGTAGCGGTGGACCGTGCCATCTGGGTATGTCACGTCCACGTCGTAGACCGCCGCCGACCATTCCAGCGCCGCGGTAGCCGATGCCGATATCTCGCGCGAGATCGTTCCGGCGCCAGCGAGCTCCAGGCCAGAGCCGAGCGTCAGCGTCAACAGCACCGTCCCGCCTGGCTCGGCGCGGATCTGCATCCGCACCTCGGCGCCAGTGAGGTCAACCGGCGGCTGGTAGATCAGTTGCCCGCCAACAGGCGCTAGCCCAACGGCTGACAGCAGGTTGATCTCGACGGTGTCGTCGTCGATGGACGCGACCCGGTGAGGCAATTGCCGAAGCCGGGCGCGGTTCAGCTCGGGCATGCCCTGGATACCATCGATCCAGGCCAGCCACGTGCCGGGCAATCCGTGCCCAGGGATGGTCAGCCGGACAGGAGCAGTCGGCGCGATCTGGGTGATTGGTCGGTAGACAAGGCTCGGTTGCATGATCCGCATCGTGTCGCGGAACGTCGCCCCGCGCTCCACGCGCAGGGGTACACAGGCCGGCGTCATGCGGCTTCTCCTTTGGAGGGATCAAACGTAGGAATAGAAAGCGCTGGGGTCGTTGCGTATAGCGTCGCCGGTGAGAGGGTTGTAGGAGCCCTTGCCCCACGCCTCCATCTCTAACGGGGAAAAGCCACTAACATCCACATCAACCTGACGCGATCCGTGGGGGCCATGCGGGGTGAGAGCCACTCCAGCAAACCGACGGTCTCTACCACGATAGAAAAAAAGGCCTAGAAGCTTGTTTGAGTATCTAAGCACCGGCCACGCAGATTGGTCGCTTATCGTCGACGGACGCCCCGGGAACAGCTCAATTGGCGACGACCAGTCCAATCCTTCCGCATAACTGTCGCCAACATCAGGAGTAAGCAGGTATATATCACCCAAGCTAATAGACTCCGATCCACTCGCGACACTTTGACCAGTGATGCTGTCAGTCCATTGGATAGAACCAGGCCCATTAAGAACCCCGCTCGTAGAAAGCGAGTTGTACAGCGACTCTGAGGACCCGCCGGAAGAAGAGCTCAAGGTGTAGGAAAACGAAATATCTTCGGTCATGCTAAATGAGATGTGATCGCCAGAGATACCTGCCGAGCGCGACATCGTTGACACGATAGAAACTTCGAGCGTTATTAGTTCAAGGGAGCCAGACAATCCATACCACGCTCCAGCAGTTGACCTTGCGCGAAGTGATGCTGAAAACTCTCCGATTAGAACTCTATACACGTGAGGCGCCCACGGATGCCCCGGGTATGGCGGGGGTGGCGGCTCTCCACTGCTTTCATTGAACGGGCCGTCTGGGTCCTCCGGCGTCCCACGCCAAAAGCGGGTATGGGTATTCGGGTCAACATCTGTTCGACTGCTGTCGATAGTCTCGAATTGTATTCGCTCCCAAGGTGCAACCACGGACAGTTCCGCTTGAAAGCTGTTCGCGCCGCTCGCACTCACACGCAACTCAAGCATCCCACCAACACCAATGAATCCACTCCCAGCGGTCTCTTGGTATCTAGCCAGGTAGAGACGGCGTGTTCCGTCGTTATTTACATCCAGAACTTCGAAAGAGATACCGTCCGGCTTGACGGGCAATCCAAGGTCTGACAGAGATATTGCATTGCTACTGACCGTCCCAGAAAACCCTGTAAATCCATCCCGAAACAAACAGCTAGCAGCTATTGTTTCGAGAAAAAAATTGTATTGAACGCTTACGCCGTATCGAATCGTGTAACCACGTATAAATGCAGGCTGTAAGGAAACCCCGCCATAAGCTTCGGACAAATCCGTTCCACGCAAAATCGCTCGGTTTAGCCACTGCTCATCTGGATCATCGGTTTCCACTTCAGGGATATGCATGCCTACGTCCCAAAGGGCCGTATTATTTGCGAGCCTGACAGGCGGCATCTTCATCGTTCGCCCGCTTGGTAACGTCAATGTCGAATCAACGGCGTTGATTGGCTGTCGTATTAGGCCGTGCCATGGCCACCCCCATACCTGCGGAGCTTCATCGAGCGGGCTATTGGGAAACATCGTTCGCGTACTCCATCACCACTTCTGCGCCTGACGCGTCGGTCATGACGATCTTCTTCACGCTGCGATACCGGAGCCAGGCCAGGCCATCGCTGGTGGGGATTGTCTGCAGTTCGTAATATTCGCGCTGGGCGGCATCTTCTTCGATCAGGGGGCTCGCAATACCGCCACCCCCACCGAGCTGCTTTCCGGCGGGGTTGTAGTCCGCCCGCCCGCGCTTTGCATCCAGGGCGCCGCGCGGATCGATTTTCCGCAGCGACCGCGCCTGGCGTTCCGGCTCGATCAGACGGTTGAGCGCGGCGGTCAAGCCCTGGTCACCGCGGCGCTCCGCTTCGACCCGCTGGCCGCCGGCGCGGCGGATCGCTTCGTTCCTCGCGCCGATGCCGCGGCGCTCATCTGATAGAGCCATGCGCTATCTCCTACGCGTTCGGCACATCGCTGAACACAAGCATCGACAGAGTGAGTTCGTCAGCATCGAAATAGACGCGCGCCCACACTTCGCCGTTGAGGTCATTTGCGTTGATCAAGAATCCATACGACTCCTGAACAGCCCACTGCCTGGTTGTGCCAACGATCGACATCCCTCCGGACAATTCACCGGACGTAACTCTGATCTGCAGTTGCTGCCCGCTCGGACCGGCGGTCCTGATATTCAGGTCGAACTGTCGGGATGTGCTGGGATCGATTCCAATTGCTGCAGTGCCGAGCTCGGGAATTGCGAACAGACGGGCCTCAACAAATGAGTGTTGAGGCTCGAGAAGGAACTGGCCGTCGGTGTTGACATGCAGCACCTCGCTCGGAGCGCTGCCACCGCCACTACCCAGTTTCACCCAATCGGCACCGCTCGCGGTGCCCTTCGCAAGGTATAGCGCGCCGTTGTTCGTGTTCACGTAGTGAGCACCGATGCTTGGTGGCGGATCGAGCGGCTCCCCGGCGCCAGACAGGACGTGCGTAACAGTTGCCATCAGTTGTTCTCCATGATCAGGTTGTTGCCTGCGTCGTCGACCAGCGTTGCGCCGGTTTCGTCGACAAGGGTGCCGCCAGACGCCCCGGACTCCAGAGCCTGGATGCGCGCCTGGAGCGTCATGAGGTCGCCAGCGGTTACTGCGGCGTAGATTGCTGTTCCCGCCGGCCAGTTGCCGGCGGCGGTGGCCTCCTGGGCGCGCTCGATCGTCACCACCCCACCAGCGCGCGCGGTTGCTTTCACGATCTCATGCTGAGCGCCGGCATCATCCGCCAGCGTCAGCAGCACCCAGTTACCGCCAGAGAGCGGCAGCAGCGCGGCGGCAGCATCCGGCACCGTCAGGCTCAATTCGCCAGGCGAAAGGCCGGCGCTCAGCGTCGTCTTCCAGTTGTTGATCCAGGCTCTCACCATCGCTACATCTCCAGTACGTCATCAGGCACGGATACCCGGTAGGTGGCCGCGATCTCCGGCGCATGCTCGTCCCGGTAGGTCTCCGGAATGTCGCTTGCGGTCAACGAGAAGCGCCGCGGGAACAACTCAGCGCCGGGATCGCGGTTGCTCCAGTTGCCTGCGAAACCATCCGCCTCATCGTCATACGCGGGACTGCCGTTGCGTCCTCCAAGCTGCGTCGAGAGCTGCCCCCCGCCCGACGGTGGGCTGACGGGATCGGACGAGCCAGCAGGAGGAACAAGGGGGTCTGCTGCGCCGCCCCCGCCTCGCATCACCGCGATAGAGATCGTGGTCAGGGCGCTACCGGATCCGAGGTCGAGCCGGTCGACAATGCGGCGACACTTGCCCACCGCACGCGCGCCCTGATCATCGAGGCGGAGCGTATGTACAAGATCGATCGGCAGGACCATGGACGTCGGCACATCCCAGGTCACGGTCGTGCCGCGGTGCGCAGCAATGAGCGTCGTGGCGCCCTGGGCCAACAAGCAGTTCAGCGCGGACAAACGCCGGTTGCCATCCTTCTCGTCGTCGTGGCCGGTGCTGCCGCCGGTGATCGGGTCGCTTTCCCAGCGCTCGGCCTTGTCCGACTCGATCTCGAACGAGGCACGCTGCCGACCGACAATCGGACCTGTCGCCGCCACGCTCGGCTGAACTTCCATGACCAGCCGGTAGCGCTCTGTGACGGACTGCACCCAGCGCCGGCCAGCTATCCAATTTCCGCCGAGCAGCAGCTCGGTGAAGTCATTTCTCCATGCCGCCGGCGGATTGCAGTAGACGCCCGTGGGCGGCAGTGGATACCAGGTCGCATAGAACAACGTCTGGCCGCTGCTTTCGGTCGCTGAGGTGATCATCTCGACATCCGGTAACTCGGTGTCGTCGCCGCGCCAATTACAGAACCCCGCCTCGCCGACAGCGTTCCCCGTGCCGGGGTGCTGCCAACCATACGAGGCGTTCAACTGCCAGAGCCGGCTGAATCGGTAGTCGCACTCGATCTCGACCCTGTTCGTCTGCGAGCTCAGGTCGGCCAACTCGACCGCAAGCGATCCGTATACCGTAGAGCCTTGGCCGAACTCGTAGGCAGGCGCCACCGAAAGCCATGACGTGACGCGGAGAGCACCATATGGCGAACAGTCCAAGCTCCCGGTTACGCTGGTCAAACGCTCCTGGGCGTAGTCCCATCGTGAGCGCCCATCGACCGGCTCGAACACATCGGCGGACCAGGCGCCGCCGACCAAGGCGTCGACGGCCGCAATCTCCATGGCCTCTACACGCTGCTGCAATTGGTCCGTGCAACTGACGTCCAGGACGCGCCGAACAGGATTCCAGGCTGGCTGTGTAACTCTCCCCGTAAACCGTCGCCCCTGACTCAGTTCACCCGCGGTCTCCGTTGCGTAGTCGATGGTTACGGTTCGACCGATCCAGTCCGTAGGGACAACAGGCCCGTCGCCGAGATAGATCGAAAAGGACGCGACGCCAGCCGCCCCCTCTTCACGATCGACCTCGATCTCCCCGGTCAGGAGCGGCGTAACGTCGTCATCGCCGACGCGCACGATTGGGCGCCATGTGAAAGCGTAGCCAGGGATGATCGGCTCAGGACCAGGCACAGCGGAGTGAGCGGCCGAGTTCAGCGCAGCGCTATTGAGCGGTCCACCGTTGAGCATCAGATTTCCTCAGCGACAATTTGCCAGGTCCGGCTGTTGTTCGAAGAATCAAGCGCCTCAGGAGGGATGGACGCGAAGACGTGGAACAGCGGCCACCACTCGACGCGGTAGAGTTGCGCGCCTGGGATCTCCGACACGGTTACCACCTGGCCGGCGGACGACACGTCCGTTCTGACCCACTCACGGCCGACCAGCGCCAGCCCCCACGGACTGGCATCGGGGCGAACCTCTCCAGGGATTGTGAATACTCGGTCGGCGGCAGTACGGCCGGAAATGCCAAGCGACGCATTGCATCGCAGCTCCAACGGGTTGTCGAAGTCGAGTCCAAGCATCCCCGTGCCGATCCATCCTGAACCGCTGATGGTGATTGCCGTCTTGCGCCAGTGCGTCATCTGTACTGCCGCACCTCCGCTGAGCCTCAATCGCTCGACGCCGCCATCTACAGCCTGGTACTGACACTGCGGGGCGCCGCCGTGTATCACGATCGGTACGCCCCCAAGCATCACGTTCGGAATGATCATTCACAACTCCATAAAAAAGCCCGCGCGAGGCGGGCTTGGTCATTTTGGGCGCGTCCGCCCGAACTTCGAAGCGGCCTTGCGTATATCTCGGAGCGTGTCGTGTGTCCCGAAAACGGTGAAACCGGCATCGTCTCCACCCAGGTTGAGGGTCAGCGATCCCAGGTTTTGCATGGCTGCCGGCGGATTCGCCTGCTGAAGCGCCGCAGTCGGAATCTCGGGTATCTCGGGGAGAGTTCGTTGATACCTCTGCGACATCTGCAGCGACTGCACCGCGTTGAAGATGCGCTCTCCTCCGCGCATCATCATCAACTCCGGCCCACGCTCCCCAACCCACGCCATACCAGGGGGAGCGCTCTGCGTACCAGTGGCAAACCCGGGTATCTTGGGGGTGATGCTGGGCACGCCAGGCAAGCCCATCTCCGGAGGCGGAACCAGCGTGATAGGTATCACGAGCTGCTCAGCCAAACCGGCGGCGATGTCGGCGACCTGTTGCTTCAAGGTCTCCGCGCTTTCGAAGTCCATTCCGAACGACACCTCGACGTTTTGCACAGCCTTGATGCGCTCCTCGAGGTCGGCCAGGTTCAGGCGGTTGACGTCATCCGCAGCCTTGGCATTACCAGCCTCGACCTCTGCGGCCTTGTTGGCGATGCGCTCCACCTCCTTGGCCACGCCTTCGAAGCCGTAGCTGTTCGCGCCAGCGTCCTTCAGTTGCTGGAGGATCTGCAGCGCGCGGCGCGCCTCCTCGATCGCCTTTTGATTGTTGCCGGCGGTCAGCGCGTTGCGAGCCGAGGCCTGGGCCGCAGTGGCATCACCGAAGGTCTGCGTTCCGGAGGTGGGCGTCGCCTGGATACCCTTCACCAGGTCGGCAAACTCCTTGCGGACATCTGCCTGGCGCGATAGCGCGTCGTTGAGGTTCTTGGTGGACTGTTCAAGGAGGGCCTTGGTCCGAACAACCTCAGACTGGAGATCGGCGACGTTCTGTTCCCGAGCCCGCTTCAGGGCATCGTTCTGGCGCTTCACGATCTGCTCTTGACGCGCCTTCTCGGCGGCGAGGGTGGCCGTGAGGCTGCCCTCGCCCTTTTTCACCAGCGTAGTCGCCGTGTTGATCGACTTGGCAACATCGTTCAACTGGTTCGCAACCCAATCGACGATGCCTGTATTCTTCGCTCTGCGCCCCCAATATTTCTGGGTTTCGGAAAAGATCCGGTTCAGCCCCGCGCCGATCTCCGGCGCAAACGAAGCCATCTCCTCGCGGAGCTTCGGAAGTTCCTTCCGCAGCGCGATAACGATCTGCTCCGACGTCAGCTCACCGGCGGCAGCCATCTCACGAAGCCGGCCAACAGTCACCCCGAAGGAGTCCGCCAGAGCGCCAGCAATTCGATCCGAGGACTCCAGAACGGTATTGAACTCTTCGCCCCGCAGGACGCCACTGGCAATAGCCTGGGAGAACTGGGTAATGACCGACGCCGACTCCTCGGCAGAGGCTCCACCGATTTTCAGGCCAAGGGATACCGCCTCTACGGTTTCGAGGGCGGCGCGCTGATCCATGCCCGCATCCCGAAGCGGGCGCTGCAACCGCGAATAAAGGCCGATGAGGTCGCCGACGTCGCCCTGGACATCATCCGCGATACGGTCGAGTTCGATCTGCGCGGTGTTGAATTCTTCCTGCGAGCGGGTCGCCAGGCGAAGCCGGGAATCGAGCCGGCCAACAGTATCGGCGCCGTTCGCTAGCTTCGCCGTTGCAGCACCTACTGCGGCTGCGAGACCCGCAACCGCCAGCGCTGGACCGCTCCCACGTAGAGAGCCGATGCTCGACAGCCGCGAGCCGGCACCAAGCGAGTTGAGTTCGCTCTTGGTCTCCGCGATCTGCTTTTTGAGCGCCCGCTGCGCAACGGCAAGTTCCCTTGTGGACAGCGTTCCGCTCGACCGAAGCAAGCGATATTGCTGGTTCAACTGCCCGATAGCAGCCTGCAGTTCGCGCACCCTGGCGACTCCCAGGGTGCTACGCGCTTGCTCCAAGTTGAAGCGGCGCTGCTCTATCGCGCTCTGCTTGATCGCTGCGGCCTGTTGCCGGAGGCTGGTGGTGGCCGCATCATTCCGGCCCGCCTGGAGGTTTCGATCCAGTTCACGCTGGAGCCGCTGCCGTTCGGATGTCAGGCTCCTCGTATCCAGACCGGCCTGCTTCAACTCCCGGCGCATCGCTCCGAGCTTGGCTACCTGGACGGTCTCTGCCCGCTCCAGGCTTCGCAGGTCCGAAATGGAGTCCCGGTAAGCCTGCTGCAATTCGCGACTCGGCCTGATCGTCGATGCCAGCTCGTTGCCGAGCGTGCGGATCTGCTCGCGCGCCGAGCGCGCCTGGCGTTGCGTGTCCTCGAGGGTGCTTTCGAGAGCAGTGAAATCGTTTAAACGCTTGAGAGGTTGCGCGACCTGCCTGACCAGTTCGGCATATTCCTTGCGGAAGCCTGACACCTCGCGCAGCGCATCATCGAGGTCAGCGGTCAGCCGGATCTTTACGTCAGCCATTTCATTCAGCCTTCAGCGCGGTCAAGAACAGTGACCAGGGATATTCAAGGACGTGGTGATGGCCAAGCCTCACCAGAACGCAAATGGCGCGCTCCAAACTCCTTATGGCTTGTCGTGGAGTTTCGAGAGACGGCCCAGCATTCCGAAAAAATGCGGGTTCACCTCTTTACATGCATCCCGCAACTTGGCGAGTTGGCTAGGCCGGAGATCGTTAATTTGGCTCTTCGTAACCGACGTCATCAGGCACAGATCGGAAAGCCTGATATCTTCGAAGAGGACATTGTTGACGAGGTCTTGATCGCTGACCTCTTGCATTAGCTTTCGAACATCCGCAACGCTAAGTTCCCGCACGGTCAACTCAACGCCATCAATATCTACAACTCTACTTGCAGTAAAGCTGGACATTTCAACCCTCCAGAAAGCACAAACCCCGCCGAATGGCGGGGCTGTTTAAAAAGCGTTATATCGGCTAGTTCTTGTGGCCCGATTGGTATGAACCCTGGACGCATCCGTTACGATCAAACGAAACGGTCGTCTGGTCAACATACTTGTCATTCCAGTAGGTGACAGCACCCGCGCCGGCGGTACTGCCGTTGCGGTTCACCTTCCCGTAGATGCTTTCCACGTCCTCCCTGGACATTCCAGGAACGACCTTGCCCTGGACCTTGGCCTTGCGAAGGTCACGCTCAGAGAGTCCTGTGGAACACGTAGGGCTTGGCGACGAACCACCGACGACGATCACTCCGCTGCCGACCTGGTGACTACCTCTATAGGTACGACCTGATGGCTGCTTGGGCTTGGCCATGACAGCCGAGGCACCTGACCCGCTTGGGCGCTGGTTGGTGGCAGAAACCACATCGTTCAGCGATTGGTTGTCAGGGCAATTCTGCTGGGTAAAAGTGACTTTTCCGTCAGGGCCCACGCACTTAAAGACCGTCGCCCCACTGGCAGAACTGACCGCAAGAAGCAAGGCGAGAACGGGAAAAATCCGTGTCATAAGCGACTCTCCATTGGAACCGCTTCACACTTTAGCATCAACAGGCCATTACCAAGAACACAAGCCGGCGATCAGGTTGGTTTCTTGGCGCACTTAGGGTCTTTAGGATCTTTCTCAGTGCAGTTCCAGCCAGACGGCTTGAACGTCACCCGCCAAGCAGCCTTGTCCAGCTCTTCACCACCGAAGAAACCAGAGTCGTAATACTCCCCCGCCGGGGCAGGCACCGCGGGTGCGCTCCCATTGGATACGAATCGCACACACCCAGACTCCATAGACCCTTTCCACGCTCCAACTGGATGGATGTTTTTATACTTACTTTCCTTAAGCAAAACAGTCTTACCAGAATCAGTGCGGACGATATATCCGTCAGTCCACCCTCCACTTTCTGCACAGACTTCGACAGTTGTCTTTTTTGACAGCGCATAGGACCTGGCAAATTCCAGGTGCTGGAGAAAAACTTCTTTGCCGGCTAGATGGTTGTTCCCCTCCTGCATAGCCTTAAAGCTCGGAACGGCCATGAATGCCAAAACGGCCAAGAGTACGACCACAACCATCAACTCGATAAGGGAAAATCCGCGCGACCTAGAGTACATTTCAACCCCTCCCTAAATGGCGCAACTGTAGCACCACGCGGGCGAGCCCACATCCGGCGTCCCTGCCGGGCATGAACGGCGTCACACCGTCGCCAGTTCCTTCTTGATGTTGAAGTACTTCGACTTTCCAGCACCGACCTTGGTTGGGTCCATCAGCACCTTGGCAGTGGCCTCGGCGGCCAGGAAGTCTTCGGTGTTGATCCAATCCTGCTGGCTCGACGGGTTCAAGCGGCAGAGGAAGTAGCGCGCCTGGATGCGGCGCTGGGTACCAGCGGCGTTCTCGCCCTCGAAGAGGAACTCGAACGTCTTGCCGCTGTTGGTCAGCGCCTCGATCACATCGACGGTGGCGGACTTGTAGGTCACCTTGATCGGTGTGGCCGCAGAGATCGCACCCCCTTCAACGATTTCGAGGCCAGCTCCGGTCATGTTCCAGTCGTCGAACTCTTCGTAGGTAGTGGTGCCGTCATCGCTCTTCACGCTGGTGATCTCCAGCGGCATGAAGTCGAGCGCGATCGTGCCTCCCGGAACGGCGGTGTGCGCTTCGTCGGTGTGGGTGGCAGAGGGAACGTTGGTGGCGTCGCCCCACATCAGGGCCGCCAGCATCGAGGTATGCAGTTCGCGGAAGTTGATCCCCAGGCCGACCGAGGAGATGCGCGATACCGAGTCGTACTCGCCGCCCTGCGGAGTGGTGGTGTCGGGTAGCGTGATCTCACTGCTCTCGATGGTCTGCTGAATGGTGGATACCAGACCTACCTTCTTGAAAGGCCCTGTAGTCCCTGCCTCGCGTGCCTTAAGCCAGCCGCCGATCACGTACGTCTCTTTCTCGATAGCCATATCAGGCCTCCTTCTTGATCACGCCTTCGCGGCGCAGGAATTCAACCTGGTCAGGGCTGACGTTGATCTTTTCGCCGGCCGCCTTCTCCTCGCCCTGGTGCCAATGCACCGTGGCCAGGGTGACCTCGACGGCTTTGTTCAGTGCAGCCGGAGGCGCGGCGTCGACCGTGGCCGGCACCTGGGGATCGCTCTTCATGGGTTACCCCTCGATGATGGTTTTCAGATAGACAGGGATTCGAATCACGGCAGCGGCCACTCCATCACCCGGCGGGTACGGCTCAGGCGCCCCCAACGTCAGCCCGGTAATGCCGCGCTCTCGGGGCAGCCAGCGCAGGAAATGCCCCTTGGGGGCAGGCATCAGGCACGCCAAAAGGTCTAGCTGTAGGTCCTCCAGAGCCTCCTCATAGTGGTCATACCCACCTTGCACCGCGCCTACCACGTCGAAGCCGCGATGGAAGCGAACGGCGGCATCAAGATGCTCCGGCGGCTGCTCCTTGCCGGGCTGGACGACAATCAGCGGAAAGCCCTCGTGCCGTTCCTTGACCAGTTCGTTAAACCACCCGGAGAGCACACGAGTGCCAGCGTCTGTCCGGTATCCCTGGTTTGGCGTGATGGTTTGCAGGCGCGCCAGCAAGGCCAAGCGGCCGATCGTGAGCACGTTCGGCTTCATGCTTCCTCCTCGATCGTTGCTGCCGTCAGCAACCAACCGTCGTTCGCAATGAGCTTTTCCACGAGATAGCGCGACGACCCGATGACGAAGAGGTCGCCACGCGATGCCGTTGGAACGTCCTTCGCCAGCCAACTGATCCCAACCTTGTCCGTGATGAAAACCCCATCAGGCCGCTCGTAGGTGAGGTTTCGGTCGACCTGCAGCGGTATCCCCCTGATCGGGGGGCGACCGATGCCGCGGAACTCGCCCACGGCATCAGATAACCGCTGCTGCCCACGATCGTGGAGGCGTTGGATCAGCCGGCCAAAACGGCCCGGCGCGCTCATTGCTGGATCAGCATCGCCGACGCGAAGCCGTCAACGGTGGGTTCGGTGATCTTGCCGAACGCCACCGAGTCGGCAGTGGCAGCAGCTACCAGCTCCCCATCGAGCACGCTGCACTTGGCACCCTGGGTCAGGCCAGCGGCAGCAGGCAGGCTCCAGACGCCGCCAGTTTTTCCGGCAAACGGCTCGCCCGCGGCGGCATCTACCAGCGGCACCACCACCAGGTCTCCGATCACCGCCGGCACGCCAGATTGAACGCCGCCAGCAGGCGCGATGAGAGTCAGGACGTTGCCGTCCTCCACATAGTTCTTCGCCATGGTTGATTCTCCTAATGGCAGAAACAGAAAGCCCCGCTAGATGCGGGGCTCGGGAGTTGGCACCGATCAGGCACCGTTGGATTTCTGCAGCCCGCGGAAGTCCAGCGGCGCCACGCCGGCGTCGATGCGCACCTTGCTGGCCACGCCGTCGACAGTGAAGCCTTCCTGTTGCTCCAGGTACGGGGTATCGACGCCGTCCAGGTAGGCCACTTCGATGGTGTCAGAGCCTTTCTTGGCAGCCATATACCAGGCGGTCGCCGAGGCATCGTCCAGGCGCGGCTCGCCGATCACCTGCGCGAATGCGCGAATCGGGTTGACGATGCCGCTATTGACGTCGGCGCCCGGCACGGACTCGGAGTTGATGATCTGGTTGGCCTTGTCCTCGAGTGCCACCGGAGTCAGAACGAAGCCCGGACGGATGTTGAGGGTGCGCCCCTTGCCCTTCTCTACCTGGGCTTTCTGGGTGGCCATCTGGGTCTTGGCCTTGCTCAGGCTGTCGATGGAAAGCGCCGAAGCCGCACCAGTGAGCAGGTTGCTGTGGTCGGCATGGAAGAGAGTCTTGCCATCGCTCATCGCCGGGTTACCGGTCAGAACCGCATAGACCAGGTCGCCGATGGTGGCCTTGGCAGCCTGGCCCAGCTTGAACGGGATATCCGAGAGCATCTGCAGGTCGTCGTTGATGATCGCCTGACGGGTGATGCTGAACAGCTCTCCGTAGGTGGCCAGGATGATCTGCTCGCCGCGCTCGCCGAGGGTGACGTACTTGTACTCGGCGCCCTCACGCACTTGACGCAGCGAGGAAAACTCGCCCAGCCCGACGCGGCGCGCCGGCTTGAAGTCAGTGAGAATGCCGGACTTGGTCCACAGCGGGAAGGTTTCTTCGGCCTCTTCCCAGCCAGCCAGCACCGACTTGTTGGCGACATCCAGAAGGATCAGGCCGAAGTCGCTGGAAGTGTGGGTGAAGGCCAAGCCGACCATTTGCGGCGCGTTGAGCGAGGCCACGCCGATCCCGCGATCGACCAGCGAGGCACGGGCCAGTTCGCGGAGCGTCATGCCGTTGTAGGCGTTATCAGCCTGGCGCTCGCCACGACCGATGCGGGCCAGCACGCTCGCGCGCACCGAGTCGCCCACCAGGTTGCCGTTGCCGGCATGGATGTGGGCGCCGGCGCTCAGGGCGGCAGCCGGCTGGGTGTCGGCGCCAATGGCAGCCAGCAGCTTCTCGCGCGCCTGGTCGACGGTGATGTTCATGTCGTTCAGGCAGGTGGCGAGCAGTTCGGCGTGCCCGGTGGAAAACGCGCCGAAGGCAGCAGTGATTGCGCTGCGGCGACCAGATTCCTCGGCGAGGATGCGGGCGCGAATATCGGCCTCGGTTGGTGCAGCGGCCACGGGAGCCGCCGGCGCGGCGGATGCCGGAGTCGGCGCGGGAGTGTTGGCCGGCGCGGCAGGGGTCTGGGCGCGCGGGGCCAGTAGAGTTTTCAGAGCTTCGGGCATGTGGGCGAACTCCTGCATGCGTTTGGAGGAAAGGTGAGCGGCCGCTTGCAGCGGCTCAGTGAGCTGGTCGGCGAAGCCGGCAGCGACGGCCTCTCGGCCATTCATCCAGGTCTCCTCCTTGAGGAGCGCCTTGATGTCGTCGGCGGACTTCCCGGTCTTGTTGGCATAGGCCATGACCAGGGTGTCCTCGACCTTGTCGAGCAGTTCGGCATAGCGGCGCATGTCGTCCGCATCGCCGCCCTGGATGCCCCAGGGCTTATGCACCATCATCATGGCGTTCTCGGGCATGTAGATGGTGTCGCCGGCCATGGCGATGACCGAGGCCATCGAGGCAGCCAAGCCATCGATGTACACGTCGACGCTGGCCGGGTGGTTGCGCAGTAGGTTATAGATCGCCGTCCCCTCGAAGACGTCGCCGCCCGGGGAGTGGATGTGCAGGTTGATCTTGGTCAGGTCGCCCATTGCCTTGAGGTCTCGAGCGAACTGCAGCGCGGTGATGCCCCAGACGCCGATCTCGTCGTACAACAACACCTCGGCGACGCCGCGACCGGCAGCCTTAATGCTGTACCAGGACTCATGCGGGGCGTTGGCCTCAGTCAGCGCCGCCGCCATCGGCAGCATCAGGTTTTTATGGATCAGGGTTTGATGGCTGCCCATCGGCGCCTCCATTGTTGCTCTCGTTGGGGAAATCCGGGCCAGGCACGGGTAGGCCGGCGCCGTATCTGTTGACGAGTTCGCGAGCCTCGTCGGCGGTAAGCATCTTCCCGACGCCCAGGTACACCTTCTGCACCGCCTCAACTGGGTCCATCCCGGACTTGACCAATTGGTGGTAGGCATCCGAACTGAAGACCAGGCCGGCCGCCCGGTTCGCCTTGATCTCCGTCTCACGCGACTTCTTCAGCTCGCGCGGATCTCGACCACGGGCGCGGGCAACTTCCGCCTCATCGGCGAAGCCAGCCTTGACCAGCAACTCCCATGCGTTGGCCTCATGCATCGGGTTAATCCATGGCATGACCGGCCCCTGGTAGACCGCCGCGTAGAGAGTGCGGTGATCAACGTCGGCGGGCAGGCGCTCCTTCCGAGCCAACAGGTACATCTGCAGCCAGGCCCGATAGACCGGCCGGCACCAGTAGTCGATGAACTCGTGCTGCAGCAGGTCGTAGCCCAGCCAGCCCTCTACCAGTTCCTGGCGCTGCGCCGAGTAGGTGCCGTCGTAGGCCCTGGATACCGAGGAGTAGGTGCTGCGAGTGCCGGCCCCGATCATCCGCAGTTGGCCGTTGCGGAAACCTTCAAGGAAGGGGTTCGGCCGGTTGCTCTCGATCATCCCAACGTCTTCGCCTGGCTCGAGGTCGTCGAAGACCATGCCGGGGGCGATGGGGATCGTTCGGTTCTTCCGGTCCTTGCCGGGCTCCACCGAGTAGCTGTCGGGGTTGCCCTTCTTGATATACATCGCCAGGGCAGCACTGATGCGCGCCGCCACCCGCTCGCTCTCCTCGTAGTCCTTCAAGTCGGCAAGGCGGATAAGCACTGCGTGCAACATCGGCACGCCTCGGTTCTGGCCGATCCGCTTGCGGTAGGCGATGTGGATGATCCGTTCCGCTTCGACGCGCTTCACCGCCAGGCTGCCGCCCAGCGTCTGCAGGTTGCCGGGGTGATCCTTGAGAAGGTGATAGGCCCTTTTCCGGCGCCAGGTGTCACGCTCGATACCCTGGACAATACCCTTCGACAGGTTGTTGTAGCTGAAGGGCAAGTAGTCGGGCTCCAGCAGCTCCAGGGCGAAAGGCACCGACGTGGCGAACGTGTAGTTCGGGACTCGTCCCATCAGCTTCTGCGCCAGGCCCTCGCCATCGCGCAGCCAGGTGCGGCACATCAGCCGCTCTACCTGGGGCCTCGTCAGCTCACCAGAGGTTTCCGGCGAGAGTGACCACTCGGCCCACGCGCTGCGGATCTCCATGGCCAACTCGGCATGCACCGAGCCATCCAGGCGCAGCGGCAGCGGTTCCACGCCGATACCACTTCCGCCCACCACCCTCTCCTCGAGGCGATCGAGCAGGCCGGTAACCAGATCGTGATCTTCGTCCAGTTTCCGGCACTGCTCTCGCATAGAGACCGCAGACTTCTGTAGCGAGGTGTCGGCGCCTAGCGGCTGACGCTTGGCCTTGTGGGTTCTCCCTGGCCTGGCAGCCTCATACGCCTGGATTGCCTCGCGAGCGGCTAGGCGCCGAGCCACCAGCTCGGGGGCCAAGGGTTCCAGTAGTCGATCGATCAGGTTCATCAGCAGAACTCCGCCAGCGCTGGGCCAGGACGGCGACCGGCGGCGCGGTCCTGCTCTGCGGCTGCGCGGCGCTCCCACTCCCGGCGTCCGGCGCGGATCTTCTCGATATCCTCCATGGTGTGGGTGCGTCCGTTGAAGATCACTGTCCGACCTTCCAGTACGGCGGCCTCGGCCTCCAGGTATTTGTCGAGCATCTGCTGCGCTGTCAGAGCCATGGTCCGCTTCCAGTGTTGAGCCAGCCCTGGGAGGTGCTGGCATGGTTATCGTTCGAAGGTTGCTGTTGGGCGACCGGCTCCGGCACGGGATCAACGCGCACGCGCTCCAACTGGTCGAGGTCGAGGCCGAAGCGCTGCTGGCTGATGCGCAGCGCGGCAAGGGCGTACACGAAGCAATCCAGCGCCTCATTGCGGCGCCCGCCGGAGTCCCATCGCAGGACGCGAACACCCTTCGCCATCACCGACTTTTTCTTCTCGGCGGTGATCTGCTTCAGTTCGTCTTCGTCGCAGATGTCGCTGTCGATCGGGAAGTGCACACAGCCCGGCGTCGGTTGCCACGGGATGGGCACATCAATGCGCAGGCGGCTGTAGATCAGCTCCTTCGCGTTATCGGTGCCCAGTTCGGTCTTGTAGACCTTGCGCTTGCGGCGCTTCGGGAAGTTGGCGATTGGCTTGCCGTATGTGCTGGCCCCGAAAGTCGGAACCACCCAGTGCACGCCATGCTTGATGCTCTCGGCCTCTACCTCATCGGAATAGTGGCCGCCAGCATCCCAGCACCAACGCTCGACACGCATTGGAACGCCATCAGCCCGAGTGAACTGCCGATGAATTTCCAAGCCCACCTTGCGCCGCAGTTCCTCGCTGGCCGGATCGCCGGTCAGAATGAAACGGTGAACAAGCCATGCCTCCTCGCCCAGGCCGAAAGCCCAAACGCGGCCCTCGTAGCGGTCGTCCTGGGTGTCGATTCCGCCCATCAGGACAAGCGCTTGCGGCGGCACCTTCGGGTAGTTCTCGCGGCGGGCATAGAGTGTCTGCCACTCCACCCGCTCCCCCTCGTCCTCAACCCATACCTCGCCGAGGATGGTGTTGGTGAAGGTCTTCAGCTTCTCGCGATCACCCTTGACCTTCAGCCATTCGTCGATCAGGTCAAGCCAGCTGGTCCACGTGCTGTACACGGCCCAGCAGTAGAATGCGACGGAACGCGGCGTCCTTATCGGCTGGTCATCCGGGCCGAACCACTCCATAGCGTCCCGCGTCCAGACCCCCGACACTTCGCACTTCCAGCGGCCTCGCTCGGAGGCAACCACCATTTCGTGGTGCTCAAACGTCCCGCTGCACCGCTCGTTCTCGCAGGCGTACCAAACTGAAGAGGCCTCGCCTAGATCGTTCGCGATGTACTTCACCCCAAAGGCGCAATCTTTACCGCCCCACTTCAGCGTCTGCTCATGCCCACAATGCGGGCACGGGATGTAGTACCGCAGGCGACGCGGAGACTCATCGGCCGCCTTCGTGATCTGGCATTGGCCCTCGGTACCAGGCGTCGATCCACGGATGGACTTCGGGTAAACAGCACCGCGCAGACGTTGGTCGCCAAGGAACGTTGGGGAACCTTCACCTTCAATATCGGCGTCGAACTTCGACAGCTCGTCATAGATCACCTCGTCGGCAGATCTCTCACGGTAGTTGCGAGCAGCCTTGCCGCCGAGCGTCCAAAGGGTCCGCCGGTTTGCAAACACCTTGGTGTCGAGCGTGTTGTCGCTATGCTTGCGGCCATACCATGGGGCCAGCGCCAGCAGCACCGGAACATCGCGAATCAGGCCATTAACGTGGCTCTTGCTGATCCCCTCGGCGTCTGGGTCAGTCGGGCTCCACATCAGCACATTACGGCGCTTGTGCTGAATCTTGTAGCCGATGTTGGCCATCAGCATTTTCGTGTAGCCGATGCGTGCCGACTTCACGAAGTTTACGACCCGAATCAGGTCGTTACCCATGGCGTTCAGGATGGCGACCTGAAATGGCGCCGTCTTCCACTTGCCCTCGTTGTACGAGGATTCCGCCGACATGTAGAAACCGTCGTCGGGATCTTCCGCCCACTCCACCGCCGTCATCGGCGGCGACTTGTACAGCCCCTGCAAACCTAGATCGACCGCTTTCCGTAGGTCATTCATCCAGGGTGGCAGAGTACTCATCAAGGATTTCCGGTAGGTCTTCAGCAAACTCCACGGCCAGATTTCGGGCCAGCGCTATCTCGCGCTCAAAGGCCTCCAGCACCAACGGCGGTGTATCGGGTATTTGGCTGCGGACCGTCTTGCAGACCGTCTCCAGTTTCGAGCCGATCTTGGACGCGATCCTGGCAAGAGCGAAGGTGGCGAACGGAGTTGGAACAAGGGTCTTCGCTTGGACCTGGTTCTTCTGCTCCTGGGCGTCAGCCTGAGCAGTCGTCAGTCGCAGGCGCTCCTGTAGCAATTTCTTTTCAGCGAGCGGGTCGAGACCTTCCGCATCTAGGCCCTCAGGTTGTTGTTTCTGGGTCACATGATCGAGGCGATTCTGTAGCACCGCCTGGGCGGTATAGAACACCTCGCGGCCGATCTTGGCGGCAGGCTCAACGCCCCATTTATCAAAGGCTTGCGGAGAAATCCCGAGGCTCGCGGCCATCTCGGACTTGTTCAGCCATCCGCGCTTTTTTTGGAGGTCTTCTGTGCTCATGACAAAACAACAACCAACCTCCGAAAAAAGGTCATACATATTTGGCGCGCGGGGCTCGAATTACCCTCTGACGGGGGCACCCCGGGGAGGACCCGCGACGCACCACTTTGGTGCATCAGTCAGCGCCTCGCAGCGAACCGAGCAGCAACGCCCCGCATCGCCACCTCGAACTCGCGCGGCAGGTTCTCGTCGGCGTACTGCTGCGCGATCTCGAAGAAGCTCAGCCGGCGGCGGTACGAAGGGCGAGACACGAAGGCCATGATGACCGAGACAGCATCCCGGCCTCGGCCTGTGCGCTCAGCAATGCCTATGGGCTGGCCCTTACGGGTCATGACGAAGTAGCGGCGAGCATTACCCTTCGCTCGGCTCCGTCTGCTATCGGTAGCGTTCGCGTTGTACCCGGCCTGGCTGAAGCCGCGGATGCCGCTCAATGCCCTGGTGACCTGGCCGCGCCTGATGTTCCCGTAGCGATCCAGGTCCGCGCCGGCGCCGGGCACCACGTACTTGCCTTCGGGCAGTATCCCCTTGGCCCTGAGCTGAAGCTCGGCCGGCTTGTTCCGACGCGGGCCACCGTAGACCTCGGGGGCAATCCACACCGATGCAGGCTGCGCACCGTCCGCTTCGTCCTTGAACCAAACCCGCGCTTCCAGCCGGTCTTTCCTGGCTGGCACCATGCGCAGGCTGTTCAGCGTGTACGGGGTCGGGCGGTCGAACACGACACGCATCTCATCGCGCAATCGATCCATCAGGCCCTGCGCGGTCCGCGTAAGCGCAGTGGCTGTCGCGTAAGGAATCTGCCGCTGCTCAAGTTCAGTCAGGTCGGCGAGCTGCTGCTGGAACCCTTCCGGCTTGATGCTGATCATCTTCTGCAATACCTCGGAAGGCCTGCGATGTGCTTACGCAACGCCTCAATCATCAGTTCGCGTCGCTCGACTCCGGCTCGGAGATCAGAAACAACTTGTCCATCAGCGGCAGCAAGGACGGCTCTTCCTGCATCAGCGCTGCCGGAGGCTCCGGGAGCCGGGTGCACTCCGTCTGCGGGACAGCGGGCTTTGACGTACACGACGCGAGCACCAGTGCCGATAGCATCGCGGCGCAATTGGTTTTCTTCATGGGAGGCCTGCAGTGCTGCTTGGTAGGTACGGGCCAGGGAATCGGCCTGGGCCTGCGCCTGGATGTCGCGCTGGGCCTGCTGGGCCATGGCGGTGATCGTCTCGGCGGATTGCTCGACGGCGGCCTGGAGGTCGTCACGCTGGGCGGTCACGTGATCGAGACGCCAGAACACCAGCGCGGCTACCAGGGCGACCACCAACCATGGCCGCCAGGTCACTGGTCGATCCTCCGGCCAACCTTGAACATGAACGTCGGCTCTTGATCGAGCATCGAGTTGACGATGCCCTCGATGACCGAGAACAGGGAGACGACCATCTCAAGCGGCGCCCACTTGGCGAACGCCAGCGGGCAATCGCTATCGACATCCCCCAGCCACATCGGAATGCCGTAATAGCTCCCATGGTGCGAGACGCCGAGCTGTCGAGCTTCGGCTTTCGTCGTGAACCCGAGCATCATTCCCCCTTGAGCGCAGCACGCGCCCATTCGAGCCGGGCGTTGCGATCCTCGGCCCCGGTAAACGATCCGTTTATGCGGAGGGTGATCTTCTCGAAACGGCCCTGGTCGGCCAGATCGTTTAAACCCCGCGAATGCCAGAACCATCCCGCGGCGATTGCTGCCCAGGTCCGTTGCTCCAGCAGTTCTGGTTGCGCCACAAGTGGCAGCGCCAGGGCGCGGGAGGCTTCGGCGTAGTTATCGTGGCCCGTAATCATGATCAGGCCACGGCCGCGGTATCGATACCCATCGCCCGTATCCTGCGACCCATTGCCCATCCTGTTGGCATACACCCGGTTCGCGATGCGCTCTGGCTGGCGGGCGTACTGCTTCGCCTCGGCCGGCGTGAACCGCTTCGGCCACGTCTTGAGCAAGCCCTCGGTGGAGTAGTTCAGGTTCTCGACCAGGCGCTTGAGGCTCTGGCTTTCGTGCCCGACCTGAGCCAGGAACATCGCCACGCGCTCGGGCGTGTTGATCTCGAACCGAGCCATGGCACCGTTGAGGTGCTCCAGCCAGGTCGTTGCAGTAGCAGCACCACACCCGGTAGCGCGGTCAAGTTGATCGGCGGTGATCTTCATCAGCCCACCTTCCTTTCCGCCCAACGTGCGCCCAGCTTCTGCACAGTGCTTACCCCGAGGACACCAACGAAGCCGGCAGCAAAGAACTGCCACGCAGGGCTCCAGCCAAACTCCTTCGCGGTGAGACCGACAACCATGACCAACATCGCGCCAAGGGCGGCTTCGATCAGTTGCCGAACAATGCTCGGCTCCTTCCCCTCGTACTGGGTACGGAGCCAGGTAAGGATGAAGGCGAGCCCCATCGCCAGCCCTTGCTCTCGCAGCGCGAGCAGCACTGTGGCCCAGAATGACGGGTCCTTCTCTGGCATCTTCATAGTCTCGATATCCCCTCGGCGGGGCGGAAATGAAAAACCCCGCGTCGAGCGGGGCCTGTGAGTAGGTGCGGGCGCGGCTTTTCAAGGGTCCGCACTCCCCGTAGCGCTGAGCGCCGCCCGCAAAGACAAATACTACATTTTTGTTGTATCACAACAAATTTGTTGTATAATGGACCCATCCAAACAACAGAGACGAGGTGATGAAGTTCAGCGAATTCAGACGATGGTTGAAGGCCCAAGGGGTGACCTTCGAAGCCGGCAAGGGAAGCCACTTCAAGATCACCGCCCCGAACGGCAAACAGACCACCTTCGCGGACCACGGAGCTAAGGAAATGCCAGAACCGACCCGCAAGGCGATCATCAAGCAACTGGGGCTCAAATGAGCCCCCTCGCCTGCAAGCGCTGAACGATCACCCCGGAGGAGTGACCATGTACGACTATGCAATCCGTTTCGAACAGGACGATAGCGCTCCTGGCGTCGCCGTTTTCTGCAGAGACCTGCCGGAACTGAACAGCTACGGCGACGATAAGGCCCATGCAATCAGCGAGGCGGTTGACGCCATCGAGTCAACCCTCTCGCTGTACGTTGATCAGCGCCGAGAAATCCCCGCAGCCAGCCAGGCACAACCAGGCGAGCGCGTTATCCATCTGCCGGCGGTTACCGTTGCGAAGGTCGCGCTCTGGAACGAAATGATCCGTCGAGATATGCGAAAAGCTGACCTCTGCCGGCTCCTCGGGATCGCGCAGATCCAGGGTGACAGGCTCGTCGACTTCCTCCACAACACCAAGATGGAAGCCATGGAGAACGCGCTATCCGCCCTCGGCCTCCGCCTATCAGTGAATATCGAGGCGGCATAGACGAAAAGCCCAGCACGAGGGCTGGGCTCTGAAATAGGTGCGGGTGGATAGGGGCCACTACCCCGTGCGCATCCTGCGCTCCACCTGCATTGATTGGTTATCGCAAAGGGTGAAGGCCTTGCGGGTCGGTAACCCGTCACTTTGCTTACAGCCCGATGTGGCAGGTGAGACTGCCGTCTACCGAGTTTCGACCCTCGAATGAAAAAACCCGGCGCGGAGGCCGGGTTTCGGTGTCGATCTGGCTTAGCGCGCACGGATCAACAGATGTGGTTACGTTACGCTCAGTCGATCACATTCGTCAAGCCGCATCGAGCAACTTCTCGCGGTCAAGGATCTCGGTTACATGCACCAACGCCTCTTCCTCGAAACGATCAAGCTGTTTCCGAATATCCCTGCGCCAGCGGTTTCGAGTTGAGTCCGGTCGCGCGTCCTCATCCCAGTTGTTCATGTCGTACCACTCCTTGGGGAGCATCAGGATAGCGGTTGATCGCTTTCCGTCCTTGCCCTTCATCATCGGGATAGCCCAGGTCGCTACAGCACGCTCCAGAAACCGAGAAGGCGCAGGCGAATGCACCCTGCTCGCCAGTCGCTCGATGGCCTGCCCACGCCGATCAAAGTGCGTCGAGTAGCGAGCGTGCAGCACGTCCCACTCGGCCGGCGAAAGCTCCCGGTGCAGTAGGGCGTGCAGGATGCAGTCGAACTCGAACTGGTCCTGAGCAGAAAGCAGTGCCCGAAAGCCGCCATCGACCTTTCGGTCGATAAGCCTCTGCCAGCTCTGCTTCGCCGTGTTGTCGATGGCATCGGCCGCCAGGACGCGAACGATCGCCGGCATCACGTCGCGGTAGACCCCAGTCATGCAGCCCCCTTCGGCGTGCCGTTCAGGCCAAACAGATCGCGCAGCAGCGTTTCCACCGCCGCGCCCTTCGCATTGCCGTCCAGCAACCAGAGCCGGCCATAGTCGTGAAAACCCAGAGTGCCGCGGTCACCGTGCCAGTTGGCGATCATGACCAACAGCGCAGCCAAGGCAGCAGCACCGCCCACCTTGACCTGCGCCAGCTCCTGGCCGGCCACCTTGAGAAACTCCCGCTCCAGCCTGGTCATGACCTTGCGGGGTGCCATCGGTTGTACGTTGCTCATGCTGCTTGCTCCCGCGCGCCCTCGTAGTGGACCCAGTTCCGGGCCTTGTGAGTGCTCGCACTGAAATACTGGTTGGATGCCTTGTCGAACCACAGGTCCAAGATGCCTTCATCTCCGGTGAGGCGCTGCTTGCTGATGATCAGGCGCACATCGCTCTGGTCCTTGTAGTCGTCTCCCTTGGCCATCTCTTTGCGCTTGTTCCGCCAGACCGTGCACACGTTGTCGGCTAGGTCGGTGAGGATGGCGCCACCGCGAACGTCGAGCTTGCCCGGGGGCTTACCCTCGTCGTCAGCCTTCCGCGGGTGGGCGACCAGATGGACGTGGACGTTCATCTCGTGAGCGAACCCCACCAACGCCTCCATGGCCTGCTTCTGGCCGTTGTAGTCATCCTCGGCCATGCCGAGCTTCGCCAGGCTGTCGACGATGAAGTGGTTCACCCCGTACCGGCGCGCGGCATACCGAAAGTCCTCGAGCATTTCGCCCGTCTTCGCGGTGCCCAACTGGTCGTAGATCCATAGCTTGCCGTCGAGCCAGTCGAGAATCGCGTCGATGTAGCCCCTCGAAGGACAAGACATCCCGGAGGCCTGCCGGACCATCCGCTGAAGCGTTCGCCGCGCCGGCATCTCCATCGAGGCGATGCAGAACCGGTCTTGGCTGCCCTTGCGGTTCATGCCGTGGAAGGCCAGGTAGTTCAGCAACTGCGACTTCCCGTGTCCGCTCCAGCCGGTCCAGATCGTGACCTCCGAGGGCCGGAAGCGGATCTTGTTGGCGTAGGCGCTCCAGGGCAGCTCCATGCCGATAGTTTCCGGGTTCTGGTCGTAGAACTCAGCCTTGACCTCCTCCGAGTAGGAGCTCACCGACTTCAGGCGCTCCGGGTCGAAGTTCTTCGCCTTGGCGTAGCACTCCGCAATGTCGTCGGCGCTGTAGTACAGGGCATCCAGGGCTTCGTTGAAGTCCTTGCAACCCAGTTTCACCAGGCGACACCGATCACGCCCAAGGCGCCGAACGATCTCCTCGGTCGCCTGGTGGCCAGGTTCGTCGTCGTCAAGGCACAGGTAGATCACGTCGAAGCGCTGCAGGTTGTCGAACTCGTACTCGATCCAGCGTTGCTTGCCGTCCTTGCCGCCACCGAAGGGCACCGACAGCGCCGGGCGCCCGTACTGCCAGGCGGTCATCGCGTCGATCTCGCCCTCGGTTATCGTCACCTCCCGGATACCGTCCGGGATGGCCTGCCAGCCGAACAGGCAAGGTTCGGTATCCGACGACGTGGTGATTTTCTTCTTGCCGCCAGGACGTTCCACGCCGAGTTTCTTCCAGTGGATCAGCGAGCCATTGCGCAGGTACGGAAACACGATGTTCTGCCCGTCCTCGGCGATCTTGAACGCCTTGATGGTCTCCTCGGTCAGTCCACGGCCCTTCAGGTACGCCATCACCACCGAGTCCACCTTCGGCGTCGAGCACCTTGGCTTGTCCGGTCGCTGGTATGACTTCCGGCTCTCGACCGGCCGGATGAGCTTGGGCTCCTGCACGCCGAGGTAGCCCCTCGCTTCGCTCAGCGCCGTCGCCATGTCGCAGTTGCGCGCCAGCCGCCAGAGGTCCAGCAGGTCGCCAGACTCACCGGTGGCGAAGTCGCACCACACGCCAGCCTTCTCGCCGACGAGGTGAACCCCCAGACTCTTGCCCTTCTCGCCCGAGGCGTCGCCAGCACGCCACTCGGCGCCCTCCCGCTTGCCGCCAGGCAGCAGGTGCCGTGCAACATCGGCAGCGCGATCAGCGAGGCGCTTGGAAATATCCGACGGGTCAGCATGCGCCCTCCCCGTCCGGCAAACGCTCAAGGGTGCTGAAGTCGTGGGTCCGAGTGGACAGCACCGTGTCCGTCATCTGCGGATGCCAGAACTCGTGATCCTCGAGCTGGTAGCCCCGTGGCGGGGTGAACGGGTAGCGCTTGCCGCCAGAGCCGGAAGGCCCCCTGGGAGCGCCATGCTCACCGACGTACTCCCGCCAGTGATCGTTCGGGCCAATGAACGTCTCCGGCAGCTTGACGAACTCCGTCCCGACGTTGCCCTTGCCGGCCATCTCGGCGTGATAGTTCTTCGCCGCCTGGATCAGGTCTTCGACCGTGGCGCCAGCACGCAGCCGAGCCTTCCACGCCTTCCACGCCGGTTTCTTCGCGCCGGACCGGTGCCGGCGAGGGTACTCCGACCAGAAACGGTTGAAGTCCTCGCTGTACTCGGATCGTTCCTCGGCGGGTGGTTTCTCCCCACTGGCAAGGTCGTCGCTCGCTGTCGTCGATTCGTCAGAGTCGACAAGAGTCTCTTGATCTTCTTCAGGATTCAGGTAATCAGGATTCAGAGAATCAGGAATCAGGGCGTTATGGGTTGGTGCATCCACAGTGTCCGACTGCGGCTGCTCTGGTGTTTTAACTGTTAAAACACTGTTATTGGCGCCCACACAGGCGCCGGTATCCGCATGCACCAACCGTTGCTTACCGGGAACAACCTTCCCCCGGGCACGCTCATTCACGGTTAGATAACCATTGCAGTCAGGTAGTTCGCTGTCCTTCTCGGTGCTATGCGGAGACTGGTGACGAGTGAAGTTCGGTAGCGAGATCACCGAGAAACCAGCAACCTCGTACCGCTCGATGAATCCCTTGTCCAAGAGATTGGCCAGGCCGATCTCCACGTCATAGTTATCCCCGGGAACAGTTCGATCTTGATCCGACGCGGCCGGTATTCCAGCCGCCCCTCCTATCAGCCAGACACCACAGACCGATGAACAGCAGGCGGTCGAATGGATTCAGGTCGGCCAGATCCTCGTTCTTGAAGAACGAGGGCTTGATGTTGCGGGCGCGAGCCATTACTTCTCCTCCGAACTGCTGAGCAACTTCTCCATGAGCCGCTCAGCCAATACTTCATCGATATCTTCCGGGCGCCAGCCGCACAGCCGCTTCACCAACACCATCAGGGCGAAGCGCGCCTTGATGATCTCGAACTGGATATCGGCGATGTTTAGGGCAACCTCGGCTACTACAGGGGATCGAACTGGCCCAGCAGCTCGAAGGCAGTGTCGATTGAGCACCAGATCTTGTAGGCAACCTGGTCGCTGCCGAACTGCTCGAAGACTGCTCGTTGAGCATCACGGGATCGGACTGGTGGGCGACCTTGCTCATGCCAAGCCCTCCCTCTCCAGGCGCTGCACCAAGGTCCGCATCTTGCGCTTGAGGTGGGTGGTCAGGTTGCGCCTGCTGCGGAACTCAACGATAGGCAGGGCGTGGCGGTGAATCTGGATGGTGTTGGTCATGGCTCAGTTCACCCTATGGACTTTGAGGTGTTCGGCTTGAGGCCCAGCTCTTCGGCTTTGCGCTTCGCCTCTTCGGGATCAATGCCCAGCCGCTTGGCCATCCCTTCCAGTTCGTAAACGGGCTCTCCGTCGTCGTATAGCCATCCGGAACGGCAGGCATCAGCCCC